ACTCCTGCTACAAATGTTTGATATCCAGGTTCTGCACCTGATAAATTAAGCGTGCCTGTACCTGTGGTTGTTGAAGTCTCTTTGACTCTATCTGCTACTGCGAATGCCATGCTTTTTTATACCTCATGCTGCGACTTCTGTCCACGAATTTGTTACGTCAGGGTTAACTGGTTCCCAAGCTCCTGTTATTGTTCTTTTCCAAGTGCGAACTTATTAATTGTCCAGTGACTAATACATTAGCGTCACCGACGACATCTACTGTACCATCACTAAAGGAAATTTGCAATCCTGTCGGTGTTGCAACAGCATCTGCGGTTACAGTTGGTGTACCATCAGCAAAGACTAAACCTAAACCTGTTAGAGAAACAGAGGCATCACCATTAATCGTAATGTCTCCAAGATTTGTTGATGCTTCCTCTCCAATTGGTTCAATTAAAGCGGTGCCCGTAACAATCGGTTCGCCTGTCTCAAAACTAATTAACTGTCCTGTAACAGGAACAGTTGCATCGGCAACTATGCTGACATCACCAGTATTAGTTTCTATTTCTTCACTAGTTGGAATAACATCAGCATTTGCAAATATTTCAACATTTCCGGTATTAGTATTTACTTCCTGTCCCGTAACATCAAATGAAACAGAAGTAATAATTGTGACATTATCTGTAGTAAAGTTAGCTTCAACTCCCGTAGGTTGCACAAGAGCTGAACCAGTAATATCTAAATTACCTGTTTCAGAGTTTATTTGTATACCTGTAAGGTCGACAGTAGCACCCGCTAATATTTCAAAATTACCTATTTCTGCTTCTATTTGATCTTCTGCAGCTGAAACAGTAACACTACCTCCTGCAATAATAGTTGGATTTTGTAATGCGACATTTGACTGTAATCCTGTAACATCAATAAAGTTATCTGTTTGAGTTGTTAGCGTTCCTGGAGAGAAGGTGGCCTCTACTCCTGTTGGTAGGATCACGGCACTCGCAGCAATAACAGAGTCACCTAATTCTGCTTCAATTTGATCAGCAGGGGCAATAACTGTAATATTTCCACCTGCAGCGATACCTACACTGTTAAGGTTAGTATCAATTTGTAATCCTGTAACATCAATAAAGTTATCTGTTTGAGTTGTTAGTGTTCCTGATTGAGTATCAATTTGCTCGCCTGTCACCACCGCAACAGCAATACCTTTTCCTTCAGCTGTGCCTAATGCACTATTAATTTGTAATCCTATAACATCTAGAATTTGATCCGTGGCAACACCAATAGTACCTGTGGTGCTTGTTGCATCGAGTCCTGTGACTAATGCCTCAGAACTAATAATTTCGTCTGAAGCAAAAGGAGCACCTGCAAAAGTGTTGCCGGGTTGGAAAGATTGTTCTGTGGCACGTTCAACTGTGCCTTCCGTAAATTGTACGAGTAAACTTGTTGGAGTAATAACTTGATCTGTTTGCAATGCAACAGATCCTGTAAAGGTTGAAAGTTCTTCTCCTGTCGGAACTTGAGTAGCTCCACCCGTTACAGTCTCAGTACCTAAATCAGTGGTAAGTTCTTGACCTGTGACCTCTGCTATAAATTCAGCAAAAGCATCGGCTTGTCCTACATTAGTAGTTGCTTCTAAACTGTTTAAGGTGACTGTAGCATCCGCTACAATAATTGGAGTATCAGAAGAAAAAGCAGCTGCTACCCCTGTCAGGATAACCTGAGAATTTACTTCTGATTCATCGGAAAAAGCAGAAGCTGCTATAGGAGAACTAGCGTAAGACATATCTTATACTACAAGCAACTCGCTTGTTTGTAAACGCAATATGCCTTAGCTAATTCTTAGAATTGCGTTCGTAGCGTCGTTTGTTGGGAACTGAATTGTAAATGTTCCGTTTGTGGATGTCTTCACACCACCAAAATCTAATACTGCAATCGCTGCATTTGTATTCGCTGATGAAGTGTTGTAAATCAAAGCTGCTTGAGCTGAGATTGTTGCACTGGTAAATGATAAATCATCAAAGTCGACAAAAGCTGTTGATGCTGTTGCGTTCGTTTTGGTTAAGCTGACGTTTGCATTCTGCTAAAGTTCCACCGCCTGCTGAATATGAGCCTGAATCACCGACTTCGTTTGAAGCGGAATAGGCTGATGTGTTTGCATCCAAAGTTGCAGAATTTGTATAGAGAGCGAGATTGACTGTATCGCTGGATATATCATGATCGCCATCTAACAACTGCTGTTTGAATGTTGCACAAACTGCTTGGTTAATTGCCATTTTTAGTTACTCCCTTTATGGTGTTAGCGATTTCATTGGAATGCGTAAGACACCATTTTCATACTCATCCCTACGTTTACGTCCCATCTGCTCTTGTGCAAAATCTTGCAGAGCTACTTGGTACTTAGCCTCGTATAATTGCATATCTTGAGGGTTTTTCAAGTAAGAAAAGGTTTCCCCCAAAACGCCATACAACAATACTTCAGGAGCGTTATTAGAAACAAAAGTAGTCGAACTAGCATTACTTGTATCTAAATGCTCAGGAGTTTCATCGTACCACATTTCAATGGTGTAAACTTGATCAGGAGTAGGGGCTAGAATTAAAGTGTTTTGATCCCAATTACCCCAATACTTAGGTTGACCTGTATAATCACCTGCGGTGGATCTTTCGACAGCATATTCATCCATAAAAGTAGCATCTCTTTGTTCGATCCAAACACGCTCATCATTTGATTTTACTATCTGTAAAAGCTCGAGCAAAACGAAAACCACCTTCAGGTCCAGAAACATCTAGAAAAGCATTGTTTGCAGTAGAGGTTGTTGTTGCATATCTTCTTTGATCATCGCTATCTAGTTGTCTTGCAATTTTGTTTTCAATATTGGTAATAAAAACATTAATCACCGAATTAGATAAGACATTGCTGTCTACCTCGGTGTAGTTTCGGACATTGGTTAATAATTCACTATAGTTCATGATGTTACGATCGTTACTGTACCTAATTTTGATTGAAGAAGCAATTTCTCAGTTTGCTCGGAGGGTTGCATACCATCAGAAGTAAAGGCACTATCGCCAGGGGCTCCGACTTCCACGACGACAGGTTCTTGTCACGCGGGTCGTGACCAAGGTAAGGCTTGAGCGTCAGTGCTATGATAACGCGGATCGAGCTGAGGATGTTTTAGGTTCAAAACATTCAGGACAAGTTTTTAAACCATTCCATTCTTGTTTTAATTGATGAAATTTATATTGTTGGCCACAACGATCACAGATTGCGAGAGCGTGCTTACCTGTTGCAAAGGTTGCCATTTTATGAACCGTTTATAAAATAATTTTGAGGGACCAAGTGAACAGAGGATCGTTGACCGTCTTCCGTTAAAGCTCTTTGTAATTCATCCTCATAATACAGTTTAAGTGTTTGAGTCATTTGAGGAGATTTTTTTTGAGAAAGATAAAAGGCTAATCCTGATACCATACAAGGTAAAAATCTAAAAGGTGCATCTGGTTGATTAGAGTAAGCACCTGCATCTTGTATTCTTCCGATATAATTGTAATTAATTTGTGTGTCAGTTGTGTCAGGTGTTTGATAAAGATTAATTACCACATTAGATAGATTTCTCTCTACATAGTATTGAGTCGGTTGTCCTTGTGAAAATTTATTAGGAATAGCTTGATACTCTGAACGAGATATTTTTGACATCGTTGTATCTGTGATATCTCCACCACTTGTTTGTCTAAAAGTCATTTCCAAAACATCACTAGCATCACTAGGAGCAGTATATGTTGTAGTTCCAGCTACTAAGTTAGTAGTTTGATTTTCGACTTTCCATAGATGAATACCTCTATTCATCCATTCTTGAAATTAAGATTATTTAAACTTCTACGTGCTGATTTTAAATCATAACCAGAACGAGTTTGATAGCCACATCTCTCATAAGCATCTTCGATGACATCATCGATGTCTAAGTTAAAAGTTGTTGTTCCTGATGTAGCCATTCAAACCTACTTCTTTTTTAGCCATGCCACCGCCACGTTTTTTCATCATGCCGCCACCACGTTTTTTCGCTACTCCACCTTTTTTCATAGCAGTCATTCCTGAAGCCATTGCTTTTCTCGGAGACATCATTGGATCTCCACCCATAGCCTATTTTCTTCATCATTCCACCACCTACGTTTTTTCATTACCTTGTTTTTTCTTCATCATGATTTTACTCCCTTTTTAAAAAGTTTTTCGTACGTACGTTGCCTTTCAGACACTACTTCTTCGTAGTATTCCTTAGGCCACTTCTCATAATAGCCTATCTTGTGTAGTTTGCAACTTGCTTCATAAAGCTGTTTAAACTTTTGTATAAGCATCATCGAGTATTCTAAATCAGAGTGTTCCACAGGATTATCTGTAGGGTCACAAAGAAAGGCTTCACTATCAGGGTCAGCAGGAGTTTCAGGATGAAATCCCATAAAATAAACATCTTTTCGATTGTAGGTTTTATTATAAAAATCTATTTTTTCTTGAAATTGTTCAGGACTATATTGGTCAAAAAAAAGGATCACAAAAAATAATAATATCGTGTTGTTTTTTATTCCAGTCTTTTAAAACACTGGTGAGATGTTTTTCATACTTCGATTTATCCATACGAACTTCAAATTCGTAATTTATTATCTTTTCTCCATTTCGCTGCAAAGGGACACGCTGGAAAACCTAGGTGTTTGTTCATCGGTTCTAAAAACAGTCTTGGACCATTTTATGACGTCGTCTTTTATATCTTCAGCTTTTTTTCTTCTTGACAATTGTTTTCACGTTAGTGGGTTTACCACCAACACCTTGAGGTTTTGATCTTTTTCTTGAAACTGCTGATTTGATCTGTCCTTTAGTCATGCTACTGGCCTTTGCTCTTGGAACACACTTAGGGTACTTTCGTTTAGCATCTTTCTTTTGTTTTGTTCTACCACATTTAGCAAAACTACCGTCTTTTTTCTTAGAACCGATGTCGACCCAGTCTTGTTTAAACCACTCTTTTAAACCTGATTTAGCCATTACATTTTTTGAGTTACTTTTCTTTTACTCTCCATAATCATGCCACAACCTTTAGCGATTCCACCTTGATCGTAGTTAGAAATCTTTTTTCTTTGTTGAGAGATAGAACCACCTTTTGCCATTGGCTTTGGTCCCTTTAAAATCTTTTCTTTTTTTACCGCTAGGATCTTTTATTTTACCCGCACATATCTTGGAGGCGTAAGCATTTGCATAAGCAGAGGGGTAAACATCGAATTTTCTTTTTGCTGCTTCTTTTCCTCTTTTACATAATTTAGTCATCTTGTTTCTCCTCGTGTTCACATACTGCGCACTCACACATACAGGTTTCTTCGCAATGACAAGTGCATCCACATTTTTATACCATTGTTCCATCATTGATTCACATTTCAAGCAAAGTTTATCGCAACCTTTCACACACTTACTTTACTTTGCCACCCTTTTTTCATATAACCCATTTTGTTTCTCACTTTTTTAGGTAATTTAGATAAACCTGGGTTTTTCTTTTATCAACTTG